TTTAACTTGTTCAGGTTTCCCAGTTATAACTAATTTTATCGTATCTTTGTTTTCAGCGTTCTTTTTACCTGATTTAAAGAAGAACAAACTGTACAAGAGGAACTATACACTATAAACAATATAAACCATTTACACCTCTTCCATATCTTCATCAATTTCATCAAGTTCTTTGTGCATAGTGTTATATTCTTCTTTGCTTAGTTTACCCTCCTCTAGTAAATCGTTCAAATCTTCATTAATTGTTTTACGTGCTTCAATTCGTTCAGATTTTGATAACATACTATTTACAAAATTATAAAGCACTAACATGTCTTTTTCTCGTCTTTGTAATTCCATTTTTTACACCTCTTTCATTTCTTCGATTGTTTCTTCAACTGTTTTATGTAAATCGTAGTAAAACACTCCTGTGTAATGTTCATCTTGTAGTTTTGTCCAAGTTTTATAATTTGTTTCGTCCATAATTTCATTAACCATTTCAGAGTGTTCATTCAAGTTTGTAACAAGAATTTCAAGAGCTTTTACAGAGGGTTTATCAAATTTTGCCGTGAATTCATACGCTTTGACAACATCTTGAAGCATACTAAAGAAGTCCATATATTGAGCTTTAGCATAAGCAGGTACTTGACTTTCATCTGTTGGAAAATGTTCATCAACTTTTTCATCATGTAATTTCAAAGTGTCGTTTAGCAATTCGATTTGGTTTTTAAGTTTCATTTTTTTAGTTCCTCTTTCTTTCTTACGCTTGCATTCCTGTTAATTTGTTTAAGTATTTCGTTTTACGGTCTATATGGTACTCTAAGTTGTTCCCCCAACGTGTTTGTAACGAAAGTTTTAGACATTCAATGATGTAACTTTTAAGCGTTCCGTTTGTGTTGACATCATCTAAAGAGTAGAAGTATTTTCCTTGTGTTCCCTCACTTGCATTGTATTCGTTAAGTTCAAAGATTTCATTTTCGGCAAATGCTTCAAGTTCTTCTTTTTTCAAGTTATTAAAACCGCTAGAGAATCGGATAAAGTTCAATGTTTTGTCATTAATCATAGTAGTTACCTCTTAATTTGATAATATTTGTGTTGTCTGCGATTGTATTGGCATAAATATAATGCTCGTCGCTCAAGAGTTGTACAGCCCTGTATAAGCTATTTTCTGTTTCTTCGGTACAAATTACCATAAGTTCAATTTCAAGCGTCCTAAACGACTGATAAATGCTTGCATTGTTGCTTACTTGACTAACAATAGGGTGTATTTCAGCAAACATCACTCCCATTGGTTCTCTTTCATAGTCCAAACTAACGGTAAAACCTAACTCCTCAAGAAACTCTTTGATGTCTAGTTTTTTGTTTTGTAAGTTAATCATTTATTTCCCTTTGTAAGTATCTAACAACCATTTAACACGATTAGAAAACCACTCTTTGCGTCCTTTACTGCTGAAATATTCAAGATTTTGGACATTTTGATTTTTAATGAAGTGGAATAGTTCAGTTTCATCAAAACATAATGTTGAATTATTAAAGACAAAATCAAGCATTTCAACGATTTTATCAGCTAGATTGGCTTTTTCAGCGAACATTTCAGCCTTACGAGCTTTATGAGTGTCAACGCCTTCATTTCGTACCAAACGCAAGAAATAAGATTGTTCAGGTAACATATTTAACTTTCCTAGCGTGTTAATAATAATCATGTCAGCGACTTCACGGTTAATCACTTCGTCTTTTTCAAAGTTTAGACCGTATTTTTTGTTTGTGTTGCGTTGATAGTTGTTGATGTGTTGTTTTACATCTAACATGTCATGAATGACTTCCAAAGTGATAATTTGTGCATTTTTTAAAAAAGTGAGTTTTTCTTTACTGATTTTCATAATTTGTATGTATTCCTTTCAATTAATTCCATTAAGTTAGTAAAATCAACTGCGAACAGAGGGGGAACAAGTTCTCTAACAAGTTCCTTTGCTTCCTCTACTCGTCCTTGTAGACTTAATTTGTCTACTTCATCTAATATCATTTCGTAGTCGTATCCCATTTCTGAATTCCTTTAGAATGGCAATTGTTCGTCAGGGATATCAGCAGGAGAAGCACCGCCAAACAAGTCAACCGTATTGTTTTGTGTTTCGTTATTGTCACGGTTTAGGTTAAATTCTGGTGTAACTTTAGCAAATGAAGCGTTATAGTAAGTTTTATCCCCTTTTGTTTCGGCTTTAATTTGGTCAATAAATACAGTTACGATATCGCCATAATTTACGCTATCAGGTAACCAAATACCTCCAATATAATGCTCAAATGGATATGCTTTAAATGACAGAACTTTTTTAGCTCCTTTTGATGTTTCAACTTCTTTTGTGTTAATTTCGTTTACCTTCAAAGTTTCGATAATTTTCATTTTTTGTTTCCCTCTCTTTATTTGATAGTTTAATTATAACGTGTTTATTTTCTTTTGTCAAGTATTAAGCATTCATGTTTACTTTTCCTTGTTTGCAAAGTTCGTTTGCACGGTCGCTTGACATCTCTTTATTTGCTACCATTTTTTTCAAGTCGCTTAGTTTGTATTGATAACTTGCTTTAGGTACTGCTTTAGGACGTTGTGCATTGTTTTGTCCTTTGTTTGTGCTATCTGCGTCTTTGGTATCATCTAATTTTAACGCTTGACCATAGGCATATTTGCTTGCGTATGATTGACTAGCTCCAGTCGCTTGAGCTTTATCCATTCCTTTCTTATTGATGTCAATAACTGCCCAACCGTCGCCACTTGTAACGTCATTAGGGTTATCAGGGTCAAAGATGTCAATATGAACGTGCAACATCAGCTCGTTGTTCATTTCTAACATTTCAGTTGTCGCTTTTTCCATAAGACCGAACTGTAATAACAAAGGCTTCAAAGCCGTTTGAATATCCTCGTTATTTCTGAAATTGTACTTTCCAAAGCTGTTATATTGGCTTTTTGGTACTTTAATTTCATTGATTAATTTTAGAACTTTGCTTTCCATTATATGCTAACTCCTTTATTAATATGTTTTTTTGTACATTTTCCACAACCATTTAAAGAACCCTCTGATGTATCTTCCAAGTTCTTCGGCTACATTTTCAACGGCTTTAAACACAAGCCAAATAAATATAATCGTTAATAATAAAGTCAACATTTTTTTATTCCTCCAATGTATTCATGTATTTGTTTTAATTGTTCTTTGCTATCTTTCCATGTATATTTTCCTTTCCTGCCTGTTTTTGTTTTCTTTTCAGGAGGTGGAAAACCTTTTGCATTGAAGTACTGTCTAGCGTACTCAAAGAATGTTAATGCATTAGTGTAATTGTGTTCCCCTAGCATTTTATGATATTCTAGGCTAGTTTCACGCCACTTATTGAAGTCATCCCAATTCAAAACCATAATTTACCTCTTTTATAAACCAACCGTTCAAAGGCTTGTCTTTATTCAGCCATAATTTTAAATAACTTTCAGTAACACCGAAGTGTTTCGCCATATCCTTAAAAGTTTTAAACCATAAGAATTTATGACGATTTAAAGCACAATACTTATACACGTTTCGCTTCCTCTCTTTTTCTGATTTCTTCTAGTTCTGCTTTTCTACCTTTGAACTCCTCAAAGATTGATTTTTGAAGTGCTACCCAGTCCTCCGCTTCTGAACGTTCAAAGCCCATTAGAACAGCCATGTTAATATAATCGTTATATTTGCCCATGTCTTTCTCATAAGGTTCATTAGGCTTTTTCCCTGCCCTTACAGAGTACTTCAAAGCGTTTGTTAAAGCAAAACCTTGTCCAGTTGTGAAGTTATATTTCCAAAATTTCAAGTCCCATTCACTTCCCCAAATCAGAAACTCTTCTAATTGAATGCCGTACTTATTTGCGTAATATTCTTGAGCCATTATCTTTTAACCTCTAAAATTTCCTTTCCATTTTCATCAAACACAACTGCTTTTGCCAATTGTCCGATTTCTTCCATATCTTCTCTAATAGCTTCTACTGCGGTTCTTAGTTTTCTAACTTCATAAGACCAACTCTCAGAACCGTCTTTAAAGATATAAATAACTTTAATCATTTTTGTTACCTCTCTTAACTTGATGACTTAATTATATCGAATTCCTTTAGCTATGTCAATTACAATTTTGTTTCAATTCTATGTAATTTTTGTAACATTCTTCTGAACAGAATAATTTTTCAGCATTGCATTGTTTGCCACATGCTTGGCACGTTCCACCCTCTGCAATAAAATGAACGTTTCGAACTCCCCATTCATTACACCAAAATTCCAACGTGTTATTTGCTTGTTGTTCCTCCATGCCTAGATTGTCAACCATATATTTAAAACATAGGGACAACTTAGCTTCAAACTTGCTTAGATGTTCTTGCATGAAGTCGTACACTTCTGTTACATCAGCTTTTGACTTTCTGAACTCCTCTAACTGTTCCAAGTCTGTCAATCGTGGGGGATATTCTCTCTTAGTTCCGTCATCATAATAATATACTACTTTTTCAATTGCCATTATTTGATACCTCTCTCTTTGATTTTGTTTGCTACTACTTTGTAGTACATTCTTGTTTCATTGATAAACGTGTCATCTACTTTACTTTCTTTTTGACGTTTCCCTTTTTCTTCTAGGCTATTTAATAACTTCGCAAGACCTTTTGCACTAAAGTTTTCAATGAAGCGTGTTACTTCTTCTTTCTTGTCCGTTTTAACGCCTGTTAAACGCTCATAGAGAACGATTAAGACATCTAGCATAGAAATATCTTCCATTTGTTTATAATACATATAGACGTTATTTAGAAGCCCTAGAAGCATATCATTTTCAATATCTGTTACTGGTTCTTTTTGTTGAAGTCTTACAACGATTTTGTTAAGTGTTTCAAGTGCAATTTTCATTTATTTAGTTCCTTTTCTAGTTTATTTAATTCTATCATATTTCTTTTGAAAAATCTACTACTTTGCTCGGCTTTTTTAATTTCGCCACAATCTAAATAGCGTTTAATTCTTTCAGCGTCACGAACCATAAACTCAAAACGATTTCTAGCCCAACGCTTTTTGTTTTCTCTTTCTAGTTTATCCATTTGTTACCTCTCTTAACTTGATGACTTAATTATACAGAAGAAAAACCGCAATGTCAAAGACAAAACGGTTAATCGTTAATTATATTTACTTTTCCCTTTTGTTGCAATACTGTTAAAAGACTTTCGGCTTCGTTTTTGGTTTCCTCGTATTCTTCCCCCTCTTTTTGTTCTTCCTCTAATATCTCTTTTGGTTTGTTTCCTGTGGGGTCTATGATTTGGAATTGTTCCCCTACGTAACCTAAACAAACCTCTTTGTCATAAGCATAGTTACGAGCTTCAACAGTCAAAATTGAATACTTGCTATTCTTCCCCATTTTAGGGCTTAGGCACAAACAGAATTCAAACCATGCACCAATTGCCGAACTACCTAAAGCGTGTGTACTCCGAACACGAAAAGACTTTTCCTCTAAAGATTGATTATTTGTGTCCTTTCTAGCATGTGCAATCAATAAAAATGTTACATCATTCAAGAGCAACTTCAAGCGTGTTATGTTGTTCAGCACGTCATTCATACTTGACATGTCATTGAGAGTATTGCGGTCTGTCAGCATGTCTTTTAAATTGTCCAAAATAACAAACTTAATATTATTGTCTTTGATGAACTTATAAAGCCCATTCATGTGATTTGTGTTATCTAGCTTAAAAATTCCACCTGTGATGAAATGCAAATTATCAGGAACATCACTATAAGCCTTTAATCGTTGGTGTAATACAAAGTCAGTATCTTCATTGTCAATTATAAGCACGTTCGCTTTTTTAGTTTTAAAATAGCCAAAGGGGACACCCTTAGCTACGCTTAAAGCCATTTGTAAAGTCGTGGAACTTTTAAAAGATTTCTGTGGTGCAATTGTTAGACCTGCCTGTCCTCGTGGTATTAAGTGTTCTATCAGCCATTCATTACCACCTTTAAAATCTTCTTTTTCTTGTAACTCCTTAGCAGTTATAACACGTTTAAACAAGTCCTGCATTTTAATCAACCCCTTTTACTTTATAGTCAATGAATATGATATTTTTATCACGCAAGGGTGTAAAATAAGTTTTAAATTCATAGTCAGGGTAAATATTTTTTAATCTAACCAGCCAATACTTAGCACGTTGTACCATTTGTTCCCAGTCTTTAGCTTCCTTGATATCTTTGTTAATTGCTTTGATGTCGTCAATAATTGTCATTTGAAAAACCTCCATAGTGTAATTACGAGAGCGATTATAAGTAAAAAGTCAACTATAAAAATCAATGATAAAATTATAGTGACAAAAGTTGCCAAAACCGTCAATCTTTGCACCCTCCTTTTATTAAGTCAACTAAACCTAAGATAAAGTTACCTAGGCAACATAAGAACCAAACAACGAAAAGAGAATGGTCCACGTTTGCAACAATTCCAAACATAGCTGACATTAACCAATAAACGATAAACATATTTAAATACCTCTTTCTTTTTATCTATGCTTTAATTATAGCCGAAGTTATATTACAATTCAAGCTATCAAATATTTCTTTTTAGTTACTTTGCTAAAGGGTATAGTTATCCACGCAAACGCAGTTTTTATCCCCCCTCTTGAACTAATCAATCTGTCAGCGCTAGTAACTCAATTAGTCCTCACGTCAATTAGGCTATGACGAACACCCAAGCGGTAACTTCTTATTTAAATTTGCCTATGTTGGGGGAACGTTTAGAACTTGCTTCCAGTGACATCACACAGGGCTACCGCTTTGCCTAACTCATTACTCACGCCTTATTCAGTACGGTTTTCATATACTCACTTTCTAAGACATCAGACAAGCCTTAGACGTATTCAATTTTTATATATTTATTATAACATACGATTTTCCAAAATCAAGTAAAAAAATCAGGGTCAAAAATAGAAGAATGTCTCAACCGTGGGAATAGTAAGGAATATATTATTTTTTGGTTACAAATTATTTAATCTAATTGTAAACTATCTAAATCTTTTATTGGTATAATAAAAGTTATAACTAAAAATGGGTATGCTATAATAATAACATAATCAATGAGGGAGGTAAAAAGCATGGCAGAAAAAAACATCTATTTTGTTAATGATGAAGTAGAACTAAAACAAGTGTTAGAGTTTATTTCTAAAACTGACTACGGTGTCAACATTGACAAAAGTCAAGAAGATGTTTACGCAGTCGTGACTTCTTATAGCCTACCTATTTAAGAGGATAGAAATGAAAAAAATTTTAGCTATTGACTTTAGCACAGCTAGTAAGAAAGACGAGGGAACAGGGTACGCCTTTAGAAAAGATGGTAAATTGTATGTCGGTTCTATTAAAGCATACAACGCAAAAAAGAACGCTTGGGAACGTACCTTTGACATTGTAAACGCAATTAAAGATATCATTAATGAGTTTGATTTAAAAGATTATCATCTAGCTATTGAAACGCCTATCATGGGTAGAAACAGAAAGCACAGCATTACATTAGCTAATTGTAACGGCTATTTTATCGGTGCTATTGACGGTCTAGTAAATGGTTATACTTTTATTGATAACTCTAAGTGGTGTAGCTATCATCTTATTTCAGGAAAAAGAGAACAACGCAAAGAAGAAAGTCTAGAGCTTTTAAAAGCCACAGGCTTGGTTGATTCTGATTGCAAAGATGACAACATAGCTGACGCTTATAACATCTTGACATATTGTGAACACTTGGGTTAGTTGTTCCCTTATAAAAAACAATAATCAAAAATGGAGGTGGTAATATCAAAATATCACAAAACGGTTTGAACTTAATTAAAGAGTTCGAGGGTTGCCGATTGACTGCTTATAAACCAGTACCGTGGGAACAAATGTACACTATCGGTTGGGGACATTATGGAGTAACGGAAGGTACAACTTGGACACAATCGCAAGCCGATAGTCAGCTAGAAATTGATTTGAATAACAAGTATGCACCTATGGTTGACGCTTATGTAAAAGGCAAAGCAAATCAAAATGAGTTTGACGCTTTGGTTTCATTGGCTTATAATTGTGGTAATGTTTTCGTTGCTGACGGTTGGGCAGAGTTCAGTCATGCTTATTGTGCTTCAATGATTCCGAAGTATCGTAATGCAGGCGGTCACGTTTTACAAGGTTTAGTAAGACGCAGACAGGCAGAACTTGACTTATTTAATAAACCAGTTACTGGAACTTCAAACCAAAATATTCAAACAGGAGGAATGATTAAAATGTACCTTATTAAAGGACTAGACGGAAGCGGTAAAGTTAAACATTGGTATGTTTCGGACGGTGTAAGTGTTCGTCATATTCGTACAATTCGCATGTTGGAAAACTATCAAAACAAATGGGCTAAACTTAATTTACCAGTTGACACAATGTTCATTGCAGAAATCGAAAAAGAGTTCGGACGCAAAATTGACATGGCTTCAGGAGAAGTGAAATAGGAGGAGTAGATGAGCTTGTTTAATCTCTCACGCAGAGCGGAAGATGTGAGCTTTTCAACTTTCACAGTTCAAGACCCTACAACTGATTTGTTACTAGGTAAGTTATTGGGCTTAGTTTCCTATTTTGACAATGTTGATTATTCAGAAGCGTCCAAACTTGAGGACTTATTCTATTGGGCTTTACAAGGTCAAGAAGTTTATCGTATTTGGTATGGTGGTTTCAAGTATTACGCTCAAAGAGTGAATGCAGACCAGTTTAACATTTTAGTTAGAGAACCAAATCGCAGACAGGTCACTATTAGAACAAGCGATTATGAAATGCTATTAAACCCTTTCTATGGTGCTAACCCTCAACGGTTTGGGGTAATGTTTGGAATGGCTAGTAATGGAATTGGTAGACGTCTTGACTCTCAAGCTCAAATCAAAATCTATTGGAAAACTAAAGTTTCTAGCGGTCTTAAAGAAGTTTGGGACAGAATTAGAGAACGTCTGACACAACAACAACAACTTGCCAGAGAATTTAATGGTGTTTCGGTTATTGGTTCAGATGATGATATCAAACAGATTCAACCAGATTATAGCGGTTCACTACAAAATGACGCAAACCTTGCAATTGAAATTGCTTTGAGTGAGTACGGTATGCCAAGAGAGTTGCTTTATGGACAAAGTAATGAAGTTACTATTATCGCTTTCGCAATTCAAAAAGTGTTACCACTATTAAAACAACACGATAAGAACATAATTTTCAATCAAGAGAATTTTGTGGCTTATATATCAACAACTGCCAAAGGAGGAAAAATTGAAAGTAAAAGCAGTTCGAGGGATAGCGAACCCGTTGGGAACAATTGATTCACACGGTACTGTTATTGAGTCCATTGCCAACGCAGGGGACGGAGTAGATATCCTAAACCGCCATAGAGAAAAAATCGGTTCAGGGTTCGTACATCTTGAGGGGGACAATGTAATCTTGACAGGTTACGTTGACGAAGAACAATACACGGCTGAAAAGATTGAGGAAACAGGGCTTTCAGTTGGTTTTAATGCTAACGGTGTAAAAGCTCGTGAAATTGACGGAGTAGGTTATTACAAAGATGTTACAATTACGGAGGTGTCACTAACTCCATTACCAAGTAATAAAGGTGCTAAAGTGACAAAAGTACGAGAAGAAGAAAAAGGAGAACAAAAACAAATGGGTGCAAACGAAACACAAGAAATCATGAAGCAAGCAATCGAAGCAGGTGTAAAAGTTCGAGAACTTGAAGCTAAAGTAGAAGAACTTAACAAAGAACGTGAAGAACTCAAAAAGGAACGTGAAGCGTTGATTCCTAGCGAAAAACCTCAAGACGTAGAGCGTAAATTTATGCGTGAACTTGGGGACAAAATGGCTGAAATGCCAGAACAAGGTTTCTTGCGAGAATTTGCTAATGGTGCAGATTTGAACGTTGTAAACTCTCTAGGGTCTATCACATCTAAATATGCACGTAAGTCAGGTATCTATGACGGTGCTATGAAAGCACGCTTCCAAGGTTTGACACTTGCAGAAGACGGTGTAGATGATACTTTCTTACAAGGTACTTTCAAAGCAGGTACAGATAAAAACAAAGCTCAAACAGCGTCTAAACGTTCACTTCGTCCACAAATGGCAGAAGCATACCTACAAATGGACAAAGCAACTGTTCGAGGTGTAAATGATTCAGGTGCATTGTCTGAATATGTAATGTCTGAAATGGTAAACCGTGTTATCCAAAAAGTGGAATATAACATGATTCTTGGTTCTGCTGACGGTTCTAATGGTTTCTATGGTTTGAAAACTGCCACAGACGGTTGGACAAAACAAATTCAATATAAAGATTTGTTTGAGGGTATTACTGACGCAGTTGCTGAATGCTCAATTTCTGACGCAATCACAATTGTTATGAGTCCACAAACTTTTGCAGAGTTGCGTAAAGCTAAAGGAACAGACGGACGCTCACGATTCAACGAACTTGCTACAAAGGCACAAATTGCTCAATCGTTTGGTGCCGTTAATCTTGAAACACGTGTCTGGATGCCTAAAGACGAAGTAGCGGTTTACAATCATGATGAGTACGTTCTTATCGGAGATTTGAACATGGAAAATTACAACGACTTTGACCTACGTTATAACGTGGAACAATGGCTTTCTGAAACTCTTGTAGGTGGTTCTATCCGTGGTAAAAACCGTTCAGCATACTTAAAAAAGTAACGACTGATGAAATTTCAAGAGGTAAAAAATAAGAAAGGGGAGTAAATAATGGCTGATTTTAATATTACAGACCGTTATGTCCAACAAATTGAGAATGTGATAAATGGGGGGAACATTGGAGATTCGTTCCCTCTCTTGTCACGTATTCCTAAAGTTGGGGCAGATTTATTGCAACAGGTCAATCTAGCAGGTTTCCCACTAGCTAAAGAGCAAGGGCAAGCAGGTAGCGTGCTAACAGTAGGCGAAACAACTTATAAAATTCTCACACCTCGTGGCTTTGGTTTTGGTATCAACTTAGCTGACGCAGGAAACTTGACTGCTGACGGTATTCAAAACGCTATGGAAAGCGTCCGAGATACTTTGTATCAAACAATCGAAAGCCATTTAATTTGGGGCGGAACACACAGTTCTATCGTTAATAGTTCAATTATTGGTGCTATCAAACATAAATCAAGTTCAAATGATTTTTCACAGTCAGGAGATGATGTTCTTCTTGTAAAAGAAAATGATTTCACACCAGTAGTTGACGGAGTAACAAAAGTAGAAACATTGAGTTTTAAATACTTTAACACAGAACCTAGTAGAACTTATGACAAGGTTCTTATCAACCCTTATAAGGGAATTCTAGCAGGGGACTTAAAGCCACAGTTTGAAGTAAAAAAAGACGTTAGACGTAATAACGTACAAGTTTATGGCACTATCACAGTTTGCGGTGGTTTCCTTGAACGTGGTGCAGTAAAAACTTGGGATACAGTAGGAGGGAAATAAATAAATGGCATATACATCAAAAAATGAATTAACCCACGGTCTAGGGTATGGGGTTGTATTCACAAAACCAGCAGGGTCAATCACAGGTATTCCAATCGCAGGACTGCGAGCAGTTGAAACAGAAGTCAACCAAGAAAACACAAACTTCTATGCAGGATTCAACGCTCCTTATCGTACAATCGCAGGTGGTACAAATACACAAATTACAGTTAAGTCTTATGATTTGCCTGACACTTTCGCAAGTTGGGCTTTAGGCTTTTGGCTAACTAATGGGTTCTTGGTTTCAGACCCGTCTGCTTACAGGCCTTATGCTTTCGCTTATGCTGAACGTTACCGAGATGACGACGAAACAGGATATAAAGTTACATTCTATCCAAGTGTCCAAGCTACTACACCAAGTGACACGGCAGAAGCAGACGAAGAAAGTCCAACAGGTAAAGTATACGAACACACGGCAACCGTGACAGCTGGAGATTTCGTAATAAACGGCGTGAAGCGTTTGTTTGTAAAATTCAAAGTATCTGATAAAGACCTAGCAACTGGTACAAGTGGACCGGCACTTGCTTTCAAAAAGTTGTTTAATGAACTTAAACCGCTCACAACTACTGACATTAAAGCGTAATTTTAAGAGTGGAGGGCTTGGAAATAATAGTTCCCGCTCTTTTATTTTAATTTATAAGGAGATACACAGATGAAGAAAGAAGATTTTAAATTTAATTTTAAAGCATTAGAACGTATGGAAGATAATGGCATTTACTTTGGGGATTTGAACGAACGTGACTATCACAGTTTGGCATTATTCTTTTGGGCTTGTGCTCCACAATATACACTTGATGAAATTTTAGGGGCTTTAATTGGTGGACTTTTACCTGTTACAGTTGCCGAACTTATGGAACAATTGGTAGACGAAACAAAAAAAGCAATAGCACTAGCAGAGAAGAAATAAGGGACGACGCAAGAATTACAACACTTGCGATTGTTAGTGCTATGACGGCTTTCAGAGTTCCCTATGAAGTATATAGCCACAGACCTTTAGCGTGGACACTCAAACTAATTTCAGCGTTGACACCTAAAGAGAAGAAGAAAACAACCGCAGAAGAACTAAACAAAGCGGAACATGTGGAGGTAAAATTATGGCAACCACCAAGCAAGTCACAGGACTAGAAAAGTTCACAGAGAAACAACTCAAAAAAGTTTGGTTAGAAATGGCTGACGCTTTTAATTCTAATCAGAACACAGTAAAACGCAGTTATAAAAGTTCATTAGGTGGCGACTTTTCAGGGTATCGTGCTAAATTTGACACCAAAAAAATTACCAAACAAGTTACTCGTTCGTACGGTTCTCTTAAAAGTGGAAACATTGGTATTATTAACGGTTTTCAAGATAAAGAGGAAAGTTGGAGAATGCTGAACGTCTTGCTTCATGACCGCCACTTACACCAAAGATACGGACAAACACTAGTTAAAGCTACTCACGAAATGGACGACAAAACTAAAACTATTAAGCGTAAATTAAGGAGTATAACAAACAATGGCTAAAGAAAAATATGTCATTCAGGCAGAACTGGACACTAAGGGCGTTTTAAGTAGTGCTAGGGAAGCACAAAGAGAAATTAATAATATTGGTCGCCTAGCTAAAGAAACGAACAAGAACGCTCAAATAACAGGTTCTGTGACTATGAAAGACAAAGGTATTAAAGAAACACAAAGAGCTTTAAACCTTGCTAAACAGAACGTAGATAATTTAACAAAGGCACTTGCAAACGCAAAGATGTCAGGTGCTACACAAAAACAAGTACAGGCATTAGAAAGCCAGTTAGTTAAAGCACAAACGCAAGCGACTAGATTAAGCACAGAACTTTCAAAGATTGGTTCAAGTAAGGGGTTCAGTTTATCAGGTGCTTTTGATAGTGTTAAAAGTTACGGTTCAAATATGCTATCTACTTTCTCAAAAATTGGGAATGTTGTTAGTGGTGTTTCGGCAGCGATTGGGCTTGTTACTGGTGGAATTTCAAAGGCTACTGACTTGGTTGGTGGTTTTGCTAATAACTTGATGACTACTTATGACCGTCAAATTCAAGCACAAAAGAGCTTGTCAGCTACTTTGTCGGACGGTGCAGAGGGTTACAAAAAATTTAATTCATACATTGATTCAGGAAGTGAGCTACTAAAATCACAACGCAATGACTTGAACGAGTTAGGGTCTACCATTTCAGGTTATACTAGTCTAACAGGCGACCAAGCATTTAAAATTGTTAATTCAATCAATGCCGTAGGGGACAGCCTAGGGCTATCAATGGACACACAGAAACAATTCTCTTATGGTTTGGCTCAAGCATTAGGTTCAGGAGTTATGCACGCTCAAGACTTCAACCAAATCATGCAGTCAGCTTTGGGTGCACAGTTCCGTGATATGTTGATTCAAGCATATAACGAAATTAACCATACTAGCATTGGTTTGGGAGAGTTCAAGCAAGCAATGGCTGACGGTGCAATTGATACTAACGTAATGAACCGAGCTTTAGAACTGTTTCAACAGAAAGGGAATGAATTACTTGCTTCTGGTCCTAGTACATGGGGACAAATTAGAGAAATGATTTCTAACGGTTTCAATACAAGTGCATTGGACGGTTTCCGTAAAGGGTTAGGCGATACAGGTATTGACATGGGTAACCTAGGAAACAACGCCACAACAATGGCAAGCACTATCGGTAGTCAGTTAGGTCAAATGGCAGGTAAAGCAGTTGGTGCATTGACACAAATCATTGACAAGAACCATGACGGTAAAGTGTCACAAGATGAAATGAAAGACGCAGTTAATGACGCAAAGCAAGCAGTCAACAACTTCTTTAACAAAATCAATTATACTTCTATCGGTAGTTTCTTAGGTAAAGTTAGTTCAGCCGTTAGTTCATTAAGAGATTTGTATAACTGGGCAAATAACGCTTATAGTGCCGTCCAAAGTGCTTTGAACCTTTCACGTAGCGTTGGGGGTAATACTGGTTTACTTGGTAAAGCATTAGGGTTTAGAAGTAACAGTACATGGGGAGATATCTTTAGTGATTTTCATTGGCTAAGAAGTAATATTGACCCTCTTGGAATTAAAGAACCCACCTCACTAGGTCAAAAAATTCTAGGTTCAAGAAATGGACAGTTACCATTAGACTTGCAATTCTTTGCAGGTGGTAGAGAAGCAATCAACAGAGCCGTGAATGCGGTACAACCTTATGCACGAGCAACTAAAGGAACAACGGCAACACCAAGCATTGGAACACAAGACAACTCACAACAAGACATCAAAATCTATGTACAATCTAGTGCAGACGGTCGTAGAATTGCGAACGAAATTTATAACAAACTGGAAAGAAATGGGGTAAAACTAAACAAGCGTTGATTTATACTAAAAGTAAGCTATACAATGACCCTAGGTGGATAAAAAAGGCACGTGAAGAAAAGAACAGGGTAGGACATTGTGAGAAGTGTTGGAGTACGGAACACTTAATTTGTCATCACGTTATCCCACTACAATGGCAAAATGAAATGTTAGAAGTCAATGACTTTTACAAAGAAGTGATAAATGTACCTACCGAAGTTCTTTGCCATAAATGCCACCAAGGAATGGAACGAAGCGGAGATTTAATAGACTATGCTAGAATTTTAGCGGAGGGCTTAATATAAGGAGATGTAAAAAATGAGTTTAATTCAAGACTGGATAGGACAAAGCAAGGATAATGGCGAAATGATTAAGCTACTAAAGAAAAAAGTGGCTAAAATCGAACATGAAATAGACTACAATAAGGCAGAGAAAATCTTTAATTTCATTGAGGAGTTTATGACTTTGCCTAATAACGAACGTTTTAAAATCATACCATATCACAAGGCGGTGCTTACTTTGATGTATTGCACTCCTTACCAAATTGATGAATTTGTTGTCATTGTAGGACGCTCAAACGCTAAATCTATTCTTGATGTCATGATAGCCTTAATTGAACTCTTTTTGTTTCCTAAGCCTAATAGTGTTATAGCTTTAATGGCTACTAAAAAAGACCAAGCTGAAAAAATCTTGATGAAGCATTTTAGAGCTATGGGAAACTGTCAAGGTACTATCATTAATAAGTTTAAAAATCAATTTAAACTAAACAAAGAACAAATACTTGTAAAAGATAATTCAATACTGAAAAGCAAAGGGACAGAAATTTCTATCTATGCTAGTAATGAGGACACGCTAGACGGTGGACGCGAACAACTTGTTATCATAGATGAGTTTGGAGCGTTTAAAAAGAACCCACTTATTACGATTAGACAGGGGCTAAGAAAAAATAAGGGGACGCTTTTTATATCAACCACAAACAACGTTATCCGTGGCGGTGCTTATGATGATGAATTGGAAAGTTGGAAAGAATGGGTAAAAGATGATGATTTCAGCCATTGGGTATTCTATTACGCCTTAGACGATTATGACGAAGTAAAAGACAGTTCTAAATACATTAAAGCAAACCCCGCTTTAGGTTACACTTTAACACTTGAGGACATTCAAAAGGACTTTATAGGGGCAATCGGTAACCCTGTTAAAATGGCTAAGATTATCACTAAACGCTTTAACTTGTCAATGACTGATAGCACTACAATCTTTACAAAACAAATTGTAGATAAGTGTCTGGTACCGCCTTTAGACTTCGAGGGTCGTTTGGTTGCTATTGGTTCAGACTTTTCAGTTCGTGGAGATGTTTGGGGTACTGTAATAGGTTACAGAGAAAACGGACACTATTATTTTAAAGCTATCCCTATCATGCCAGAGAGTGCAGACGACAAATTTAAGCACTTAGGGGAAACAATAACACACGAGGGCATTAATAACATGTCAGATGAAGCATGGGACGCTTTTATGAGTGCTATGAATGGTAGTGTTCCAATTGCGTTGAATTATGACCCTAACTATGCCAAGAATTTCATTGATAAATTTGAACAAACTTATGACATTGAATTTTATAACAAAGTAATGCAGAACAGTTTTAAGCTATCTAATACCCTAGAAGCCACACAGAAGCTCATGGAGGAGGGTAAAATACATTTTGATAGCAAACTACTAGCGGTGCATTTAATGAACGCAGAAACGAAAATAAACGATTTTGGGCTTATGCGTATTATTAAAAAGGGCTATACAGATAAGATTGATTTGGCTGACGCTTTAATTAACTTGATGTGGTGGTTCTTAGAAAGCGAAGAAAGTGAGGACTATTTTATTTAATGGCTATGACAGAAGAAGAAAACAAAAAAATGCTAGAAGCATTAAAGACCCTAGCTTTTGGAGGAAAAGAAACAAAGACAGTTATCCAATACAAAAACAACGCAAACGGACGAAAGACAGAAACAGGGCGAACAGTTACAGAAGTCAACAAACTGCCAGACCGTTCGGCATTGTTGAAATTAATGGAGATTGAGGGAGTTTATATTGACGCAAATGTAAAACTCAAACAACAAAAAGTTGACGAAGTAAGCACAGAAAAAGAACTAGTGGACTTAGTGGAGGGCTTAGCGATTGAATAAGGCATATACTTGGAACGAAAAAACAGGGCTAGACTTTTGCAAAGAGTTGCCACAATGGAACTTGTTGACACGTTCTAACCTTAGATTTTTAAAGGGCGATACATCAGAGGACCCAGATAAGTTTGACCCTAGTCATTACTTTAAACTTAACGCTTTAAGCGAAGTAGATAGAACTAGTCAATTCCCTAGCGATTGGCACAGACCTTATAGTTTAGGTATTAGACTTTATAACCCTAAAAATGCTAGTGGCAAATGGGGGTGGACTTATTTAACAAATTGGAAAAAATTACCAGTAAAACCAAACCTCACACAAGGCAAAAAAATAGGCATGTCAATTCGTTTAACTAACTTTGGTAGAAAACCATTAGACTTTAATTTAAAACTCTTATACGGCAATTCTGTGGCTTCTGTGGGTACTTATAAAGTTGAACCTTGGCAATACGTTTTTGTTAGTGAATTAGTTACGCTACAAAAAACAGAAACAGTTGAAAAGCTAGGTTTGAGCGTTGAGTTGAATAGCACAGGACAAGAAGAGCAAATCGGCTTGTTTTTCCCTAAGATTGAAATGGACAAGGTAACACCATACGTTACAACAGAAGAAGAGTACAACTATTTTAAAAGCCAAGATATGGCAGATTCAAGACCAGTTTATACTGGTTATTCTGAAACAGATAGTAACGACTTTAAAGATTACGTTTGGGGCGGACAGTTAAATGATGAAAGTTATGAACTTTTTGGCGGAGATACAAAACAGAATGCGGTATGGTGCTATTGTCGTCCTCTTAATCAACGTGTATTGATTGGAATTGATTCTGATACGTATACAAACGCAAGCGGTAGAACAGTTAATTTTCACGTTTTAAACGGTTCTAAGAGCGTGTTTGACATGACAGGGAACACTTTATACCCAGAGCAATTTCAAGACGACAGACAAGCGTTTGACGGAGTGGGGAACGATTGGGCAACAATACAAGAACCATTGTATGTGGTAGACCAAAATACGGCAATTGACCCAGTAGCAGGAGAAATGGCGAACGTATGTATAGAGGGTTACCACTATAAACAAGCGAGTCAAGGTTATAGAGTTGATGAAATACCACGTTCAGCAATTTTAAACGTTGGTTACTCTTTAGGTTCTTACTACGTGAATGAAGATTCTGTAAAAGAAGTTGATGTAATGCGTAACAGGGTTGGTATAACACCTCCGCAAGTGTTTGGAGAACCAAGTTATAGCAGTATGAACGACTGGATGACTACATACGGACTACCAAACGGACTAATCATGCGACCTTGGAGGGTTAGAATGGTAGATACAGAAACGAACTTGACTAAAATCAAGGGTATTTCAATCGGTTGGAATGTTTCTCTGTTCCAAAAATACCTAGCAACAGACCACATGAGTGAGGACTGGTTCAGAGGTTATGACAACAAGCGTACTAAGGCAATACCAGACCGTGTTTTATTCATCAATGACAAGCAAAGAAGAGCATGGCTTTATAAGTACAACCCTACCAAATCAGCATGGGAACGTTCGGTAGAATACACCATACCAGCAAGTGACACGGCACTATTAAAGGCTTGGACTATTGTACCAAAGGACGGTGCTATGAATGGGCATATAGTTTTCACAGACAAAACTAACGCTGAAATGCTTCAAAACGTTCGCCCTAACTGGTTAGATTATGACGAGTTCACTCCTAAAGTGCAGTACGACGAAGTTAAGTATAACCCTCAAATGTTCACGAACTTGTACAATACACGTTACCAATGGTGGGGAATTAAAGACGAAAACCCACAAAATCAGTCTTACGGTCCTTGTGTCCCTTATGAAATGGACTTTATGACAGGACTATGCAAATTAGAAAGGATATATGAATAAAATGTTTTCATGGTTAAACTTTGAAGAGTTGCTAATTCATAACCCTATTGAGTTTATTAACCCTAGTAAGGACACGATAAGTGTGGCTATGAATAAAAAACAATACATTGAATTTTTTAGTAATAAATACACTTATAACGGTCTATATTATGACGAAGAAATGGACTTCTGTCTATTTTATTATGCTGACCCCTTACAGAGCTACAAAGAGGGAGATGTGTACGCTCAAGGGTATATAGATGTAGAAATGAAAATATACCGTGTAAAATGGTTGTGTAACGTTTCTATTAGTCGTTTTAAAGCTAACGGTAATTTTAATCTGTTGACTGACAGTAAAGAGTTTAAAAATAAAAATGTCGCAATATCAGCATTAACTACAAGTATATCTTCACGTGATAGCACAATTGTCAAAGAGGGCAACGAAACATATCTACATTTTTCAAAAACAAGTTCTAATAATAGCGACTGGTTTAGGGCGTTTTTAGTTGGAGAAAAAAATACGAACTTTCCTAACGTAGACCTTAAAGGAAACACAAAGTATACTTTTAGCGTATGGCTTAAAGGTACTGGAGAGCATACAATTTATGCTTATCCGGGTTGGACAGAGCCTTGGAACGCAAATAAAACAATTACATTAACAAAAGAATGGAAGTTATATACTTTCACAGTTTTAACACGCTCAAAAAATGAATTGAACACAAAGCACGCAATTCAGTTTTTTATTCGTTCCAATAATGTAGGTACAGAAATTGACCTTAAAAAACCTAAAGTAGAAGAGGGTCCAACTGCCACGCCTTATATGCAAGCTGAAAGCGAAACAACAAGAAAATGGAACGTTTCAAAGACTGAAATGGTAGTAAATAGCAAATCTAAAGCAATTACAACCGTTTTGAATGGTGCTTTAGCTAAATGCACGCAAGACAAAAATGTCACAGGTTGGCAAAATTTACTACCTAATGCAAATTATAAATATAGACAACCGCAGTATTCTTTAGATATCGGTGCAGATAACTTTATTATCAGCGGTTTCGGTTTGAGAGGACTAAAAAATGGATAGTTATTTAAACGGAAGAAAAGTAGATGTATTAAACCCTTTAGACTTAATCGGAGTAGGTCGCCATAAGTTAGAAATACAAGTAGACAAGAAAAACTACTGGAACATGTTCAAAGAGCAGATAATCATTCCAACACCACCAAACAACGGTGTAAATAACTTGTTTAGAGGTGGGGATATTTTACCTAGTGAGATTTATAACGATAACTGGTATAAAACTTGGGTTTTTTATTCGTTTCAGGGTCAAAGTACAATCGAACGTAAAAACGACTTATACCCTCAAATGAATTATTTTAAGTTCGCAAATGCCACAGGTTCTGCTGACATTTCTAGCAGTCAGTTTGAAAAAGAAGTAGAACTAAAACCAAACACTAGATACACTTGGCAATTCAACGCTAGAAAAATCAAAGGCGATATGCTAGGAATTTTTGGTACTTGGAATGATATCTTAGTTGATAATACTAAAGGTGTTACAATTGACGGAGAGACAGGTATAAAACTAGGTACAGACTTAATTTATAATTGGAGTAATAAAGCAAAAACAGACGGTTGGGAATTGCATTATATTTCTTTTACTACTGCTTCAACGCTTCCAAAATCTAAAACATTTCGCTTTAGAATGAATGCTAATAGTGAATGGCATGTAAAGAATATCCAAATCACAGAGGGCGAAGGACCTAAACCATTCCAACTTTCAGAAGCAGACAGATACAAGTACACACAGTACCAAATGGACAAAGGACACAGAGAAATTTATCCTAACTTTGGTTTTTATTATAGCGAAGAATATGACTTTTGTTGTGCTTATAAAGTCAATATCCATTCAGGTTTTGAAACTGTTGATTTTAACCCTGTTGAACAGAGTTATACAATTAGATGTGAGGTTGAAAACTTTGCTCAAATATTAAACCCAGTTAAAGAGTATTATATCAAAGTTCCAAGCAGTTGCACTTTTGATAATAGTATACTAATGAACCCTACAACAGAAAGAGGAGGTAATTACTTACTAGAATGTAAAGCTAAAGGTCTACACTTACAAGTGTTTGAACAACCTGACGGAGATTATAGCAGAAGTCAGAATAGAAAAGTATATTCCAATATGTACGATAATCTAAGTACAAAATCATGGAACGTTTATGGTGGCTTCGTATATACTGGAGAACTACAAACGTACCAATTAGAAAACTAATAAAGGAGAAGAAAGATAATGATTGAAACATTGAGAGCGATTGGCTTAGTTGTATTTATGCAGTTACTTAGTTTGGCACTAGAGTTTATAGACACAGGTACTCTAAAACCTAGTGTTAGAAAACGTATATCAGTAGAGTTAATTGTCCTATCTGTTTATGTATCAGGTATGACAATCTTTAAAGGTATGATTAGTGATGAACTAATAACACTCATTGGAACTGTATACTTAACAGTAGTAGTTAGTCATCTGTATAAGTTCTTAACTAATAAGAAAGAAGAAATAGAGGGAGGAGATAAAGAAGAATAGTATAGTAGTAGTATAATACCTGTCTCTTATACACATCTCCGAGCCCAC